GAAGAGCGTAAAAGTCATGCGGGTACGTTGGTTGGCCAGATAGGTCACGGACAGCAGCTTACGATGGATCACTTGTGCGATGAGATGAGTGACTTCAACACGATGATTCAGGGCTTAGCGATGGATTATGTTAAGCAGTTTTGTGCTGCCTCTGGTAATCCGTTAACAGGTAATAGGGAGGTAATGACTGATGAGCTTTGGTCGGTGCATAGCTATGAGCGTGATTACAATCCTCTCCATGATCATGGTACTAAAACACTTATGGGAGTCTCCTGCACCACATGGACAAAAGTACCGCAACAAATCCTAGATCAGCCTACGGCGGGATCTCCTGAGTACAGCTTATATAACTCTAGTGGTAATGCAGATGGTTGTCTGGCCTTTAGTTATGGTCGTAATAGTTTGTTAGACATAGAGCGGTTAGCACCCCCACAGAGTTTTATTATCAAGCCAGAAGTCGGAAAGATGCTGATGTTTCCTAGCTGGCTAACACATATGGTTTACCCTTTCGAGGGTGACGGAGAACGGCGCACAGTCGCTGCAAACTTGAATGTATGGAAGGTTGAAGAAGATGGAACAAGACACTAAGGAAGACACAGTTACAGTTACGGCTCCAGAAGAAGAGGTTGTTGAAGAGTCTGAGGTTGTTGAGCTTCCCCCAAGTGTAGTCCAGATAACTGAAAGGATGGACGAGCTTAGAGAAGAAAATGGTCAGATTACAAATGTCATTAATGCGAACCAAAAAGAACTGGACACTCGTGTAGCGGCATTTAATTGGTATTCACAACAGCTAGAAATGGCAACATCGGAGAAACAATGATGGATATGTTATTGAATTTGATCTCAGTTGTGACGGGTATCGTATGTGCGGCCTCAATAATATGCAGCCTAACACCGACTCCAAAAGACGATGCGTTAATAGGAAGACTGTACAAGATCGTGGAGATTGCGGCATTAAATATAGGAAAGGCAAAAGAGTCCAGTGCGGATGTAAAGCCAGTCGAGATTACGAAAGATGCCAGCGAAGAAAGCTCGAGTTAAAGCGGCAAAAACTTCTAAGCCAACCACACCTACAGCACTGGCTTTAAAGGCTTTAGAACGCATTGCGAAGCATGAAAAAGAATGTGGTGAGCGTTGGGCAGAATGTACTGTCGAGCTTAGAGAGCTTAAAGAAGCGAGTAAAGCTCATGCTGCTCGATGGGAAAAGCTAGCGTGGTTAGTTGTAGGCACTGTTCTTACAACAGCTTTAGCTGGATGGGTAACCGTAATATTAAAGTAAGTTATGCCATTAAAAAGATTTAATTTTCAAGCAGGAATAAAGAGAGAAGGCACAGCCTATAATAACGAAGGTGCTTTTTATGATGCCTCATTTATTAGATGGCGTTCTGGTCGGCCAGAAAAGATGGGCGGCTGGGCAAAAAAGTACAACGAATCAACCTCAACTTTTATAGGTGTATGTAGAAAAATACATCAATGGGTTAATTTAAGTAATCAAAGATATTTGGGGCTTGGTACAAGTAAAAAGTTATATCAGGTTCTTGGAGATTCTTTTACAGATGTAACGCCTTTAAGAACCACAACATCTGCTGGAGATGTTACCTTTGCTGCAACTGATGGGTCATCAACATTGACAGTAACAGACTCATCGCATGGAGCTGTTAAGGGAGACTTTGTTACATTTAGTGGAGCTGCATCATTAGGCGGAACTATTATTGCCGATGTACTAAATCAAGAATACGAAATAGCAACAATAGCTAGCACTAATACCTATACGATCACAGCTAAAGACACATCTGATGATGAAGTTACTGCGAACGCTAGCGACTCAGGAAACGGTGGCGGCTCTACTGTTGGCGCTTACCAAATTAGTATTGGACTAGATATTGCTGTTGCTGGAACAGGATGGGGTTCTGGCACTTACGGTGGGGGAACATGGGGTAATTCAGAATCAGGATTGGTTAACTCTTTAAGATTATGGGATATAGATAACTTTGGCGAAGATTTCATTGCTAATGTTAGATCAGGCGGCATTTATTATTGGGATGCTACCAATCCAACTAATAGAGCCTTGCCTTTATCTAGCCTTTCAGGAGCATCTAATCCCCCTTCAGAGTGTTTAAACGCAATAGTATCCACTCAAGATCGTCATGTTATGGCTATTGGATGCACTCCGTTTGGTGGCAGCAACATAGATTTAATGCAAATCAGATGGTGTGATCAGGGTAATGCAGCTCAATGGACTCCTCTTACAACAAATACTGCTGGAGATTTAAAGCTATCTGCTGGTTCAGAAATAATTGGAGCGATTAGAGGAAGGCAAGAAATATTGGTTTGGACGGATGTAGCGCTATATAGCTTACGATTTATTGGTGCGCCATATATATTTAAGTCTACGCTGATTACTGAAGGCGTTAGCATGATCTCGCCTAATGCGGCTATTAATGCTAATAACGTAGTTTATTTTATGGATCGCCGTAATTTCTATATCTATACAGGCGCAGCTCAAACGCTTCCTTGTACTGTTCTAGGGTATGTGTTTGATAACTTGAGTCAACAACAAGCAGAACAAGTGTTTGCTTTTTCTAATACAGCATTTAATGAGGTTGGTTGGTTTTACTGTACTGGAGAATCTACAACAATAGATAGCTATGTCACCTATAACTATGTAGAAAAAGCATGGTCTATTGGGGCGCTAGAAAGAACCGCTTGGGATGATGCTGGCGCTACATCAAGTGTGCCACTGGCAACTATTACATCTAGTGGTACAGGTTATGTATATAACCATGAGACAGGGTATAACGCAGATGGATCAGCAATGACTGCGTATTTAGAAACCGCTGACTTTGATATAGATGATGGAGATCATTTTGCTTTTATTAGGCGGTTATTGCCAGATGTCGAATTTATAGGAACCAATACATCTCCAGAGATAACGTACACACTTAAGTCGCGTAGTGATGCGACAGGCACATTGTCTACTCAATCATCAACAACTGTGACTAACTCAACCAACTATGGTGTCTCTAATGTAAGAGCTAGAGGCCGACAGATGCGGGTAAGGATGGAAAGTACAGATGTAGATAATGCTTGGAGATTAGGTGATGTCAGGTTAGATGTAAGACAGGATGGTAGACGATGAGTAGTGAAGGCGCAGAGTTCAGATTACCGCTTGAGTTTCCTCCTGCTGAGTATGAAGAGCAGTATATGCAGAGGCTTATCAATCAGTTAAGGCTGATATTTGAATTAATTCCTTCGCCTTCAGAGGTTGAAGATGATGCAGCTTCAAATGCGTGGTTTATGTCGTAATGCCTAGCACATATATAAATGCGATCACAACATTATCTGGAACGTCTATTGCAGATATTTATGAGGTGCCTCAAGGCAAGACCGCAATACTTAAAACGATTAGCGCGTATAACACTAACGCAAGTAATGCGGCAGCATTGACAGTCCACATATATAGCAGTAGTGGTGATGCAACAACAGAGTTTGAAAAGACCGCCTCTATTGGCGCTGAGACACGACAGGCGTATTTAGAGAACGGTGAAGTAATAGTTTTGGAATCGAAAGATAAATTAAGAATGACAGCAGGGACAGCAAACTACTTTGATATATTTGTCTCAATACTTGAGGTACTATGATGATGTTTAAACACATTAAGACGAGTGTGTTATGACTGAATTTCGTAAAGAGCTTCGTGATTTCTATTTAAAAGAAGTTCCTCAAGGTCTTAATCAATACCCTAAAGACGTAGGCAGGGTTATATTTAAAGATATTCCTAGAGAAATTAGAACAACTGGATCATCAATAAGAGAAGGGCTTGGAGAAATAGGCCAAGATTATAAAAGATTTTTAACCGATAAAGAGCGTAGACGAAACAATCTTAGAGATGTTGGAAACGAATTAAGAAATATTTTTCGTAGAGAAAATAAAACAGATAACACTTATAATACTGGTGGGAGTGTCAATATGAACAGATCCTTTAAAATGCGCCAAGCGCCTATGCAGCGACAGGCAAATCGTTTAGCGAGCCAAGGTCGTTATGGCGACTCAATGATGGTTCATATGAACCCAACCGAGGTAGATGTTTTAAATCAAATGTCACCCGGAGGATTAACCCGAAACCCTCAAACCGGACAACCAGAAGCGTTTGCTTTCTTAGCGCCTTTGATAGCTTCAATGGCCGCTAAAGGAGCGTTGGGCGCTAAATTGGCAACCATTGCAAGTCTTGGCGGAACAGTTAGTCCTGTTGTTTCTGGAGCATTAGCGTCAGGAATAACCACTACAGCTCAGACAGGAAGCCTTGAAGAAGGAATAAAGTCTGGATTAATGAGCGGCCTTGTTGGAAAGATAGGCGGCGATTTAATGAAGGGTATGACTGGTGCTGAACAGGTAGCTTCGGGTACTGCTGATGCTGCTACTGGTGCTGCTGGTGATGTTGCTAGTAGTTATCCCGGCGGTTTTGGTCAGCTAGCCGCCGATGCTGTTCCGACTGGGGCGACTTGGACTAATCCGCTTATGACGGCTACATCTACCGCTCAAGATCTAGCCACTCAGCAAGCGGGATCTGGATTGGGTGGAATAGGAGGCGCTATTGGCAATATGAACATGGCTGATATTGGCGTTCCTATGGTACAAGGTGCAATAGCTGAAGATGCGATTGCTATGTATGATGGCGGTGGCCCTCCTGAAGATGAAGAAGAAGATGATTTTTATCAAGAGGTTAGACCGGGAGATAGAGGTCTACAGTTTCCTGAGTTTGGTTACGATGCTGGTGCTAGTGGGGAATTTGATTACTTCCAAAATCCTTTCCAAACAATACCTGTAGCTAAGAACGGAGGTCTATTAAGAAGGTTTGAAGAAGGCGGTCAGGTTGATGAGCCAATAAACCTTGGCGGCATTAGAGGATTTAATCAAACAAGTGCGCCTAGCTTTGACTTTAGCGGATCTAATATGTATGGCCCAGCTCCAATTAATCAGGCTGACTTTAATCTAGGAACTACGAATCCTGCTAATGTAGCCAGCACTACACCAGTACCAAGCCCGTTTGCCAATATAGGTAAATTTAACTTTGGTGGCGGTGGTCAAAGGGAATTTGGCCCTAGCGATGCAGACATATATAGCTTTTTGTCTGGCACAGCATTGCCTACTAATGCCGGATTCCAAGGATCTGAAAGTATTCCAAATTATGCTGGAACGGTTGAGACTCCTGCGCTAGAAGATATGCAAAGTTATTTTGCAGAGCAGCAGATGTCATCAGCGCCGGGACGCTTTGGTGGAGAAGACTTAGCAAGAGCGCCATTAGAACAGCAAGTTCTTTCTAACTACGTTCCTCAAACTACATATGCAGCGCCAATGAATAGAGGCCCAGAAAATGTAGCAGCAAATACTGGTAATTGGTTTGGTGGTGGTAATAGTGGTGAAACAACAGGCTGGTTTGGAGGAAGAAGTCGGGTTAGTAGTGGTGGAATGGGAGGAAGAAATCCTAACTATGTAGAGCCAGTTACTACAGGCCCATCAATAAATGCTGGAGGAACACTTTTCGATATGCCTTCAGCATCAGGAGCTAATACACAGCCGACATTTAATCCAAGCTCATTTATGAATACTGGTGGTTTTGATATGACAGATATGGGCGGTGGTTTTGGAGGAGGAGTTAGTGCTAGCCCGTATACACTTCCAACTGATCTTGCTCCGTATACGCCTCCAGCCCAAGATTCAATTTATAGTCCTCAAACTTCAGGTATGAGAGTTCCCGGGTTTGGTATGTCACCAAACTTCAGGATGATGGGTTAGTTTATGAAAATCCCCGGAGTTAATTCTGATTGGCGTAATGCGTTAGTTCCAGACCCTGTTCAACAATTAGGGCTTGAATATAGCCCAACGTCTTTAATGGAAAAAATTATACCTCGTGACAGTGAGCTTCATCCTAGACAGGGTATTCTTATGAAGGAGATAGAAAGAAAAGCAAGAGAAGAAGATGAGATTTGGCAAAAAATGCTAGCCGAAGATAATGGATTGTCTGGAGGTGGATTAACTTCCAGATCTAATTTCACTCCATTCCCTAGAGGATTTGACAACGGTGGCCCTGTAGTTATTCAAGAAGAATACTTCGAGGGGATGGTTGATGGAGCTGGTGGCGGCATGGATGATTTTGTACCGGCAACCATAGAAGGTATGGAACCTGTCTTATTATCAAGAGATGAGTATGTGATACCGGCAGATGTGGTTTCTCATATTGGTGACGGTAGTTCTGAAAGAGGCGGTGAGCTTCTGGATGAAATGGTTGCTAATGTTAGAATGATGAAAACAAATAACGATCAACAGCCATCTGAAATAAACGTTGATCCTATGTCTT